TTACTCATTTTCTTTCGCATTTCATACTTTTAAGGCTATTATCAGAATAATAACCCCCATCACAACCTCTATCGTGGCTGAATCTTTCATAAATAATTTAAACTACGATCTACCAGCTCCTCAACGTAAACCTCGTGTTCAAAAATATACAGGAGGTTCTAATTCAAGAGCAGTCATAGAAGCTCGTTGCCAAAGATTATACTCAAAACAGCTAGAAGGTAAGACTACCAGACAACTTGTTATAGAACATTCTCAAAAAGAAGGCATTTCCCTAGTAACAGGTTGGCAGGACTGGAAAAAAGTTAAAGAATGGAATGATGAAGACTGGCTTAAAGAAAGAGATAAAATGATTCCTCGCTTACAAGCAATGCGTATGCGTCTCTTCAACAAGGCCATATCAAAAGGTCAACTTCAAACAGCAGCACAAATTCTTGATAGCCTAGGTAAAGTTGTAGGTGAATCCGTAGAAACCGTTAACATTCAAGCTCCTGAACTTGCAATTCGCATAGAATCAAAGGAATAAAGATTTACAGAATATATTTAAGTTACCCACGCACGCTCCAGGCCAAAAAAAATTTACAAGTGTCCCCCCATAGCTAAAAAATAAATAAAAATTTATTTAAAATTTAAGTGCATAGTTGATATATTTTGATATAATTAAAAGTAAGGATATAAAACTTTACTAGTTCTTAAATCCTTTCTAATAGCTCTATTTATCTTCCATAGTTAAATATAGTTATTCAAGCTTACAAGCCTTTACAAGCTTACTTAAGCTAAACACATTAAAATTATTCAATCTCATTTAATTAAAATGAAAATTAGAACATCAATTATTTTGACTTGTTTTTTAATTCTTACTTGGCAAGGATTAGTAATTACAAGGACATTACAAACAAGATTAGAAGAAAGAACTAATCAAGTACAAACATTATTAAATCAAATTTAATCATGAAAAAATTTTTAAACTTTGAAGAATACAATACAATTCTTCTTGCTGTAAATTCTTCTACTGATTTCATAGTTAATGGAAGCAGTAAGAAAAAAGAATTTTATGATACTTTATTCAATAAATTATTTTCTATACAAGAAGATGATTTATTAAAAAATGAAGAAATCAATTATCCAATAAGTAACTCTTAATTGAGTTACTTTTTTTATACAAAATTATTTAATTAAACCTATGAAAAAATTGACTAAAGTTGAAGCTCTTAAAGACTTCAGAATACTTTATAAAACTTTCACTAATTATCGTAAAGGTGATGTAATAGCCAAGCGAACAGAATGGAATAATTTTACAGATGCATTATGTAAAGGTGGAGCTATCACAATTAAACAATATGAAAATTGGGGAAATCCTTTTTAATAAAAACTAAAACACTTATTTAATTAAAACTATGAAAAAAATTACTTTTAAAGAATGGGAATCAAAATTTTATGATGTTCCCTTTATAAAACCAAACTTTGATTTATTGAAATCAATGGGAGTAGGTGTTGAGACTGTTTCATGGAGTCAAGATACGGAAGACGGAAAAACAAAATTTGTTAGGGTTTTTCATTTTGGGGGATGGTATGAAATTTTAGAAAATGGGAATCATTATTTTGTAAATGCATATTTAGAAGGAGATCAAGATTATATAGGTAAGGATGAAGAAAAAATTAAACACTATAAAAAAGAATTGTTTAAATGGTGTATTGATATAGGAATAATAGATATAGAAGATGTAGCTAAAAAAGAATTAACAAGTTTTGGAGAAATAGAAAAATGAAAAATAAAAACACTTATTTATCTTTTCAAGAATGGAAAAAAGAATTTTTTCAAATTGAAAAAAAAGATTTATCAAAAGAAATTTCTGATAAATGGGGAGTATCTCAAGAAATGTTATTTGAAGATACTAAGACAATAAGAATTTATAAATATGGAGGATATTTAGAAATTTTAAATAATGGATTATTTACAGTAGGAATTGAAAGAACTATTTATGAAAATAAAGAATTAGAACCAATAGAGAAAGAATTATATAAATGGTGTAATGGAGAAATATTTAATTTATATAATGGATGGGCTAGTAATACAAATAATATTGCAAATAGAATAATGCAAGAATGTGAGAAAGATACAGATTATTTATTTGAGATAGTTCATGAGTATTTACAATTATTGGAGAATACAAAATTAGGATTAAAGGGAATAAAAGAAACTTTAGAAGAAAGAGAAGAATATAAAAGTAATAGTGGATGTGAATTAGAAGATGTTACTGATGAATTTTATGATGATAAAGGAGAATTAAAAAAATGAATAGAGAATATAAACACCATAATCCAAAATTATATATTCCTTTAATGAAGGAACTATTAAATAGTTTAGGTGATAATTGGTATGACTCATGTTATGGGAACGATCTTGTAGCAAGTGCAAGTAAGAATATAAGTGATGATCATGTTATGACTATTTATTTTCCAAATAGTAAAATAAGTGATGTTGATAATGAGTTATTTAGTACATTTGAAATATGTGAAAATGTATTTAAAAGTTGTAATTCTATAAGTTGTGAAAGTGTAGGAGAAGTAATAAAAAGAATTACTCAAATAGAAGAAGAATAAAAAAAATAATAGTTGCTTAAAGGGATATTAGTAATATCCTTTTATGAAACTATTTTATTAGTTTCTTATTCATTCATTTATTTATTTAATTATTATGAAACCTGATTTATTAAATTACATTGATGGCCTAGTGAGAGATCATTTAGAGTTATTAGAGTTAAGAGAGAGCGATCCGACCTGGAAAGATGAGAGTGAAGATTTAAAAGAGAGTACGAAAGAAGAAATTAAGTTATGTAATGAAGTATCAAAAGAAATTGATAAAGAATTATTTAACAATTATTGTTTTTCTTTAAAATCTCGAACAATTGGGATGTATGAAAAAAAATATAAAGATAAAGAAGAATTTAAAAAAGATTACCTTAAAGGAGAATATTTTTATGATAAAGATAGTTATGAGAATGGGCACTATATAAGCAAAAAAGAAGTAAACCTGGAAAAAATACGATTACTTTATATTTATGAAGATGTAATAGGAAATCTAATATTTGATACTAAGAAACTTAAATTTATATCTATAAATGATATTTAAATATATCAAATATATATTATAATAAATAATAGAAGTGTAAAAACTTCTTTTTTAAATTCAAACTTATTTAATTAAAAAAATGAATAAAAGACTAAAAAAACTTTTTAAAGATTATGATGATAATCTTTTAAATTATTTTGTTGGTTTATCTCCTAAAGAATCAAAAGCTTTTAACAAGTTAGTAAAGGAGAATAAAAAGAAATGATTTTAAAAATGAGTAAAGGTAATGCAAAGTTATCAAAAGAAACTTTGATATTATCAATATCAGCTGGTATAACTTGCCCTGGAAGTAACAATTGCAAAGCATGGGTTACTTTGAAAGATGATAAGAGAGTATTAAACAGAGGTCCTGAAAGTATGTTTACTTGCTTTGCGGCAAGTGAAGAATTACGTTATCCTAACGTCTTTAAAAGTAGAAAATATAACTATGATTTAATTAATAGTTATGTAATTAAAAAAGATTTAAAAGGATTAACTGATTTAATTAATCAATCTATTCAAGCTAATAGAAAGAATATTACTAAAGTCAGGATACATGAAAGCGGAGATTTCTTTAATATTATCTATCTTAAAGCATGGTTAAATGTAGCCAAGTTGAATAAAGATTTAAAATTTTATTGTTATAGTAAATCACTTGATTTTTTCTTAGAAGTATTACTTCCAAATAATTTCTATATGGTAGCCAGTTATGGATCAAGATTTGATTACTTGATAGATCAAGGTTATTTTTCTAAATATTCAAAAGTTGTATTTAGTGAAGAAGAAGCAAAGAAACTCAATCTAAAAATTGATAAAGATGATTCTTTATGTTTTGGAAATAAACCTTTTGCATTGTTATTACACGGGATGCAAGAAAAAAATACACCTAGTGCAGAGGCTTTAAAACTTATTAAACGTAATAAAAAACTAGTAGAGGTTAGATAATGAATAAAGAATTTAAAGATTTATTTATAGGTGAAGTTTTTGATACTGAATTTTTTAATGGTCAATTTATTAGAGGTATTAAAAAAAGTTCCCGAACTGCTTTAATGCTATTAGATAAAGATGATGATTTTATTATGTATTTTTCACAAAATACTAAAGTCAAAGAAACAAGAATATTCACTGTTATTTAACCATTTTTATTATTTGATTTTAAATAATTAATTAAAAGTAAGTTTACTAGAATATCTAAATTTTTATTATCTAATTTAGATTTATTTAGCCTGGTAAGGTGTTCTTTAAGCTGTTTATCACTATGAATGTCGTGATTATGAATGAATTGTTTAATGTAGCTCATATTAGGGCAAAATTTGATTAGTTTACTAATAATATGATATCATACATACATAACTTTATATCATTTAATTATGAATGAAAACAAAACAAAACCAATTATTTGGTTTGATGGTAGAGAGTCAACAAGACAACTACCAGCTGAATGTATAGCAGATTGTAGTGGATCAGGTGATCAGACTAACAATGTTACAGGATGGGTAGAGCATCTTAATTTTGATGGTCCTGTAGAACTTTTTAAAGAACATCTTGAACAATATGGATGTTGGGATGATGAACAGTTAGAAGACCATTACGAAAACAGAATTAGGGTTCTATGGTTATGGGCTTGCGACTGTAGTGAGAATCCAGGAAGTTACGATTATTTGTATTTAGGAGCTTAGATAAATGAAAGAAACACAAAAACATTTAATCGAAATGCAACATCGATTAAGCGAATTATTGCCTGAGTATCAGGTAACGATTATTAGATTAATCAATCATTTAGCGTCACATAATCACACTTATAGAGAACACGCTATGCAAAGGATTGAAAAGATAAGTAATGAAAATCCCTATGTTGATGATATAGAAGGATTTGAAAAACTTTTAATTCATGAAGAAACCTGCCCAGAGGATGAAGATTAATGAAAGTATTAAAAAACTCACAAATTAGACTTGAAACTTTAAATCATGCTCTAATTACTGATCCTGATGGTAAAGAATGGAGGATCTCACATTGGGCAGTAGATATTCAAGATATTCATGAAATTTTAGTTGTATGTCATGAAGCACATGGATTAGGTATGGATGAACTTATTGTTACTTGGGAATCTATTAAAGATTGGTCGATACAACTACAAACTGAAGGTTACAGGATTTGTTAAATGACAAATAAAAACAAATCCAGAGAAGATTGTATTACAGCAATTAAAGAATGTATAAAGGATGATTTACAGAAACCTGAAATCATTAAGAAAATGATTAATGATTATCCAGGTGTACATAAATCAACTTTTTATACATATTACGATGTTGCACAGGATCAATTGTCAGATGAAGATTTCGTTTCAGGTGCTTGCATTATTGAAACTGAAAGACAGATTAAAATCCAGCTAAAAAAACGTCTTATTGCAGATCTTGAAAAAGATTATGATACAGAAACTGATCCAACATTAAAACGTAATTTAAGAAATGATTTACTTAAATTACTTAAACAATTTTAAACACGAATTCGCTAACGAAAATGAAACAAAATCTAATTGAAGATATGTTATGCGACCTGTATGACATACAAAATATGGCTACCTTTCATAAATTTGGAGATTTACCTAAAGATAATGAAGGTACTCAAACTACTATTTCTGATTGTATTAAAAACTGTATTGACCATTTAAAGGAGATTGAAAATGATTGACAACCCACTAGAACAACAAACTTTAGAAACTCTTGATAGTCTCTACATTAATGAAAAGTTTGAAGAGCATTGTTCTGATGCTGCTAAAGAATTAGCTAAAGATTATAATCTCAATCCAGATTATTATGAACCTTTTATAGAATTCTATATTGAAGAATGTAGAGAATCTGATAGAGGGTATTTTTTTGGTAGTCAAAAATATATTATCGATCTTTGGTGGGATCATAATAAAGATCTGTATGAAACTAAAACACCTTATATTTAATTTTTTATATATTCATTAACAGCAGTTCTAACCTGGTGAGCGATGGGGATACCTTCTTCATCGCTTTTATCTTTTAAAGCTTCATATTGTTTGATAG